CCAATATAGGTGAGTGGTTAAGGCGTAGCCTAGCTAGGAACATACCCTGCTTCTTCTGTGCAGGGGCTTCGTTTGCCATGCCCATAGCTTTAGCCATCTCAGCATAGTTATTTGTATCAATAGTTGTAAGTTCAGTCATATGTTTAACTCCTTTTCAGTTGTGGAATGCATAGTTATATCAGGTTACGTCCTTGGTGTCAAGCCAATTCGGACCTATTTTTGCCTCTAATAATAGTGGCACATTGAAGTCCATCCCCCACCTAGTAGTGATGAGTTCAGGTAGTGCAGCATTAGTACTGTCTATGACTTTGATAACCTGCGCTTCTTCGTCAGGATGTATGTCAATAACAATACTGTCATGCACTGTATTTACTATACACGATTGCATACCCTTTAGCAACTCATCAATGTGCAGCAATGCAATAGGTACAATGTCTGCAGTAGCGAATGATTGCACAGGATAATTCTTTATCTGTGTAAAGTGAGAGACACGCCCTGTAGATTTACGTACCACGTCAGGGAACGCAAACTCTCTACCACTAGGCGTGGTTATCTTTTGTGTGGTCACAGCTTCTTTAGCCAATCGGGAATGCCAAGCGGCAACCCCTTTGTACTTTTCTGTGAAGTGTGTGTAATATTCTGCTTCCGCTTTGCTTCTGCCGTATCCTGTTGCGCCGTAGAGTGGAGCAAACGTATGCGCTTTTGCATCCTGCCTACTCGTAGGCTGACCAGCATCACTAATAACTTTAGCGGTGTATGAGTGTACATCAAATCCAGTAGATACTTCTTCAATTGCTACCTCGTCTTGTGATAAGTAAGCGGCAGTACGAAACTCAAGCTGCGCAAAGTCAGCTTCCATTACCTTACCACCATCAAATCGTGACACAAATACTTTCTTTACAGGGAACGTACCGCCACGTGGCATGTTCTGCATATTAGGGTCAGCACCAGAGAACCTGCCAGTAGCAGTGCGATGTTGTAGTAACCTCACATGCAACAAGCCATCCTGCTTGGTGTGTAAACTAATGCCATCAACAAAGGATGACAGGTAGGTATCTACGGCAGATAACCTACGTACCTTAGATAAGAAGTCAACTGCATCAGTCATGCCTCGTGACTTAGCACCAGCCTCAAGCAACTCTAGGTTCTGCTTGCTGGTAGAGAAGCCATTGGCACTTGCCCACTTAGAAGATGGTGGCTTGAACTTTAGCCCCGCCACATCCACAGTAGGTACAAGCAAATAACCCCGCCCATCACAGTTCTTACAGCCTGTGGGTCTAGCAAATGGTGTTCCATCTTTCTTTACCTTTCGTATCTGACCAGAGCCATTACACTCACGGCATTGGTTAGCTACTGTCTTACGTAGACGCTCTGTACCGCCAGCAATCAAGCTACGGAAGTCTGCGTCATCCATGTATGGGTCAATAGCGTTACCCCAATATGGTTTGTCAAGTACCTTACGGCTGTAGATAACCCAAGACAATTGCTCTGGACTATTAAGATTGATAGGTGTATCACCCATTAGCTTACGTACATGAGCCTGTAAGTCAGTGGTAAGTTGCAGCTTCTCTTGCTCAAACTCACTACGTACTTCTTCTAGCTTGGTCAGGTCAACGGCAAAGCCTGTCTGATATATCTTAGTCAAGCACTTAGCCACACGGTTAGTCAGTCGTGCAGTAGACAGCAGCCCTGCATCAGCAGTAGTGTTTAGTCTATACCATAGCTTATCAGCAAGTTGCTGAGTAGCGTGAAGGTCAGCGGATAGATATTCAGTCAGTTCATCTAGCGGAATATCACGTGTGCTATAGCCCTTCTTAAAGTATTCCTTCAATGTATCCTGCTTCTTAGTATCTAAGTCGTAGCGTTCTGCACAAGCCTCTAGTGATAGAGGTTCCTTTAGCCCACGCTGCAAGACATACTCAACAAGCATAGTGTCAAACACTGGACCGTCATACTTGAACCCAGATTCCCATAGCCATAGCAAATCATGTGCCACGTTATGACAGATGAGTACCGTAGCTTGGTCAAGAAACCATTGCACACGGTCACTATAATCACGCCTACTAAGATGCTCATCGTGGTCAAAGGGAAAGTGCTGCTCAACACCTTGGTCAGTCAGTACACCTACCATAGTCAATGAGTTGTTAGGCTCAAAGGGGTCTAGGTGCATCTTACCACCACGATGTGTGACAGTGTTCTCTACATCAAGTGTTAGCTTCATCCTTCATACCTCGCTGTCCTGTAGTTGAGGTCAACATTAACCATGCCATGCCAGCCATTTAACTTGTTCTTGACTATATTAACATGACGTAGTGGACTATCTTCTTCCTGTCCTTCTACGGTAGGTGACTTACCAATCAGTATCATAAGGTCAGCTTCAGCAGCCTTACCTGTACGTGAACCTTCCATCATGGACTGATTAAGTTGTGACCTACCTTCTGCGTCAGCAGATAGCTGTGACATATAGAACACGGCACAGTCGTAGGTCTTGGCAATCTGCCTAGCGTAGATAGCACAAGCCTTGAGTGCCTCATCAGGTCTGGCATAGTTACCTGCCACACCAAACTTATCACCCATGTCTAGTACAAGTATATCGGGGTTCTCTGCCTTGCAGACAGATTCTACCCATGCCATATCCCTGCCACCTGCATCCTTTATCTTGATGTTCTTGAACACAGGCTCATACATCATCTTAGCTTTACCTATGTTATCCTTAACCTCATGTGCAGTCATACCTGCAGCAGCAGTCAAGTACCTAGCACCTACACGGTGGGTTGCCTCTTCGTTACATAAGATAATACACTTAGCACCCTGATGGGCAAAGCCATTCGGTGCAGCAATCAAGCTGGCATGGAAGGATGTTTTACCTGTATTGGGTCTAGCACCTACCTCAATAAGCTGACCACCTGATACACCCTCTACCTTACGGGTGACGGATGGTATGTTGAATGTCCACTTAGCTTCCAACTCAGCCTTTGCCATGAGTGTCTCAATCGTGATGTCATCCCACTCAATGTTGAGGTTAGGGATAAAGTCATCACCGTAACGCTCAAGCAAGTTGCGTAGCTTCTCAAGCGTAGCTGCATCACCATTGACCATATCAAATCCAATGTTAGCTACGTCCTCTCCTATAACCTGTTGAAATAGTTTAGATAGTACTTCTTGTGCTATGTCACTACCCAACGGCTGCTCTCGTTTAATCTGCCCAAACAGGCTACTGTATGATGCTTTCTGTGCTGTAGTCAGAGTAGGATTATCGGACATAAACAACGCCTCAATCTCATCTGGCAATACAGAACGCTCATACCTGTCCATAGCTGTGTCGATAGACTTCTTAATCTTACGCACATCACTACTGAACAGTCGGTCAGGACACTTAGAGCCACGGTGGTCATCGTAGAACTCCTTGTCCATCAAACTTCTAATCAGTGCTAATTCCATTTACATTCTCCATATCTGTCGGGTTACGATATTTCAAGTCATCTTTCAGTCTGAGTACACGAACATCGTTTACGTGTCCTCGTAGTTCCTTTGCCATCAGCAAAGTCTTGGGTAGCGCATCGGGGTCTAACGCTATCACGGCTGTCGAGAACTGTGCAAGATACCTTTTATGCGATTCTTGCAGAGATGTTCCAAGAAGCGCAACCCCGACAAAGTTACCGTAACCAACAACGGCTGCACTCACACAGTCCTCAACAACTATTGCGACTTTACCACAACCAGAGGTATAAGGCAAGCCACTTTTTCCATATCGTTTCCATTTAGGTAGACGGTGCTTAGACAGTGACCTGCCTGTAGCATCTACCATCTTACCTTCATGCATGACAGGGAATACCACACGGCTTTCCTTTACGTCATACAGTAAACCTAATCTATCTATATCCAATCCCCACGTATCACACCACCTGTTCATGTACACATTACCACGATGGGGTATGATGTATGTAGGTAACTCAAATGGCGTAGCTTCAGCAAACTCTTGAGCATTACCCATGCCAGCCCGGATGTCATCAACTGTGAGGTGAACACGAGTGCCACCCTTCACACCACACGACATACGATAGCAGTTCCATACCAAGCTACCCATGTTGTTAGTCACAGTAAAAGTACGCTTACCACAGTTAGGGCAAGGCATTCTCTTAGTATGACCGTTAGGTATATTTAATTCACTAACTATATTATATATGTTCATAACTATATCACTTTCTCTGCGGCAGTTAAGTGCTTTTACCATGAGATTTACGTGTTGTCAATGCATTATTTGCAGAGGCATAAGTATTTTTCATGTATGGTTTAACTGACTGTGGGTTAGTGTGTCCTGTAACCGACATGATTTGTCCCATAGATACACCTGCCTCAACCATCTGTGTTGTACCTGTCCTTCGTAAGTCAGACAGTCTAAGTTCATCAGACAGTCCAGCTTCGCGCATGACAGCCCTTCCAGCTTTGGACAGTCTCTCCATACTATAAGGATGATACTGCCCCTGTACGGGGCTTGTACGAGGAACAACGTACTGTTGAAAGCCAAAGTCCTGCTCCTGTTGTATCAGCATATCATATAGGTCATCTTCGATAGGCAAAGTTACCTCTGCCCTACGCTTTGATTGCTCAAGAGATAGCTTTCTATTGGCAAAGTCAAAGTTATCCCATGTAAGTAAACGCATATCACCTAGCCTCTGACACCATTCGTATGCCATGTGTACTATCAAACCGATACTACGCCACTCAAATGTAGTGTATGCAGTGTCAAGGAATTGACGCACGTCATCCTCAGTCCACACCACCTTACGTTGTGGAGCAGACTTACGCTTAACATTAGCGAATGGATTAATGTTGGTATACTCCATCTCAATAGCATATCTAAATACGATAGATGACACAGTGCAGACATGGTTGGCGAGGCTGATACCCCGCACAACCCAATCTTCGTAAGCGTGTTTAGCTTGCTTACTTGTCAACTCAGTATAGTTTACATCACCGAATTCTTTACACATTACACTCAAGAAATACTTATAGTCTTGTTTAGTTCTGTCGCGTAACATACTGTAATCATTGGATGTATAGTACTTGTCAACTAATTGCTGCACTGTTTCCATGTCAAACTAACTCCTCATAATCTAATGCATCATACTCCGATTGAGAGTCTACAAATCTATACGTGCCGAACTTGTAATACTGACTTGTTTTGTCATGTACATACACACCATCACCCAAATGTATTCCCCACCTGTTATATATTCTATGCACATAATCTTCTGGATTTTCACCTCTTTCATATAAGAACTTATACATCTTATATTTTTTCCAATGCTTTCCTTTTCTCTCTTTAGTCCAATAAGGCACATAACATTGGACAGTCCAACAACTGAAGCGCGGTAAAAACCACGCCTCATTTAGTGTGTTGGGCTTATCATTTTCATGGAAGCGTTTTGTGTAAGGCCAGCCAGCATCCGTCATGCTGCTAACAACTCCTTGAACTGCTTGCTTTCAATCCAACGTGTTACCTTTTCTTCACGCTCCCACATATTCTTAGCGGCAGTGTCTTTACCAGTATTACGTAGCTTGAAACCATTACGTTCATCAGCATAGCTTGCATAGTTTGTGAAAGCAGAGTACAGCGCAAAGCCATTGTTACCACGCACACCAGCCTCTTGATTGTACAACTTAAACAATCCATCAGCCTTGCCTTTGTCGAGCGATTCAAGCATAGCTTTGACATCTCCTACATACAGAGACTTGTT